GGTGGAGCCTGCCCAATTAGGTGAGGTTTATCGGGGGTAGCTCAGCAGGCAGAGCGGTTGACTGTTAATCAATTGGTCGCAGGTTCGAACCCTGCCCCCCGAGCAACTGGCGAAAAGCGTACCGCATCGGTACGCTTTTTGTCATTTACCTATGCTTTTGTACCCGGTCTGGTGTATGATGTCTAGGATGATTGATGATTACGTAAAGAAGAAGGAACTGTACGTCCCCGAAAGAGCGTTTGGTGTCTGTATCTGGATCATGCCAGATGGTAAGCCACTCTCAGACGGTGACGGTGTTCTTTGCGCTGAGGGCGTAATGAACGACAAAGAGGTTGAGAGGCAGGTATCTCAGGCTGCTAAGTATTGGACTGGGAGCGACGAAGGCTACACGACATGGGTTGGTGGGGCCAGAAAGGTTTCTGCTTCAGAGCAGGAAGATCAGAGAGAACGATTTGAGCAGGGTTTGAATCCTGATCCTTATGAAGACGTTATTGAAGCGGCTGTCAGGAAGGAACTAAATAGGAGAGGTTGATGAGATCAAATATGAATCATATTGAAGAAGAAGAGCGCTCAGAAGTTTTTCTTGATGATATTAGTTACTCACAAGTTATAACAAAAAAGTCTACTGATGATCCATTCAAGAAGGTAAAGTATTCTTCTTTGTCTTCAAGAATGAAACGCAAAGCTACCCGTCTTGCTAAAAAGTATGAAGGTGTAGACGACACTTCCACTAAATATATTGACCCAGAGGAACTTGATGGTTATTCACTATACGATGTTGTAACCCCTCCTTATGATCTAGATACTCTTGCTGAACTTTATGACTCAAGCGCAATTCATAATGCCGCTATCAACGCTAGAGTAATGAACACTGTCGGACTGGGCTACGGCTTTCCAGAAACTCTAAAGTCAAGAAGAAGGCTTGAGAAGGCTCAAGGGAATCCTGATCGAGTCGCTAGAGTTAGAAAAGCCATTCAGGATGCCCGACAGAATCTTGAAACCAAGTTTGAAGACTTTAATGAAGAAGAGACATTTATTGAGACAATGGTTCGTGTCTGGTTAGATGTTTTAACTACCGGTAATGGCTACCTTGAGATTGGTAGAAACAATTCTGGTGAAATTGGGTATATTGGACATATACCAGCGACTCTGATGAGAGTCCGCCGTCATCGTGACGGTTATGTGCAAATCGCTAAAAGCAACAAGATTCAAGCGGTGTTCTTCAGGAACTTCCAAGACACCGAAATGGAAGATCCGATTAACTCGGACCCTAATCCAAACGAAGTAATTCACTTTAAGACGTACTCTCCCAACAATACTTACTATGGCATTCCGTCATCTGTTTCTGCGGCTGCTGCAATTGTTGGTGACAAGTTTGCTAAAGAGTACAACATTGATTACTTCGAAAACAAAGCAATCCCTCGTTATGCAATTATTGTCAAAGGCGCAAAACTCAGCCAGCGCTCAAAGCAGGAACTTGTTAACTATTTCCGTCAAGAAGTTAAGGGGCGAAATCATGGAACGCTAATTGTTCCTCTCCCAGCCTCTTTAGGTGGAGATAGTGATATTAAGTTTGAAAAGCTTGAGGCTGGCATTCAGGACGCATCGTTTGACAAGTACCGCAAGTCAAATAGGGACGAGATTCTTGTTGCTAACAGGGTTCCCGCCCCGAAGGTAGGTGTTTATGATAATGCTAACCTTGCGGTTTCTAGAGATGCTGACAAGACGTTCAAGACTCAGGTTATTGGGCCGGATCAATCTGTTATTGAGAAAAAAGTTAACAGACTTATTGCTGAATTCACGGACCTAGTAACAATTAAGTTTAACCGCATTGACCTTATTGACGAAGATATTCAGTCAAGAATTTACGACAGGTACCTTAGGACCGAGGTTGTTAGCCCGAACGAAGTTCGTAATGAACTTGGTCTACCTGAGCGTGAAGAGGGAGATGAGATGCTTCCGTTCCCAACAAAGCTAAAAGCGATGCAAGCCGGTAAGGGACCAGGAGCACCTGAGGGTAATAGTAATAACGAATCCGCAGTGCCGAGAAAGGCCAGAGCGGACACGCCGGAAGGTTCTACCGATCCTAGAGATGCTGGTGATCAGGCTGAGCGTGGAGAGAATCAAGATAATGGAGGAAATAATGATTGACGGACATATTGTCTACTCAAATACAAGTTTGCAAGATACTGATGGTGAAGTTTCTATTTCTCATCATACTTATGCAATCTACATTGTTAATGTAGATGCGAATCATTGGATTGAAGTTAAATTGAATGGGAAGCATTCGGTTATGTTGCCGGATGCGCAGGGTCATGTTCACAACTACGTAGAAATTCCAGGTGACTACAATACCATTGAAGTTGTTACGGCTTCGTCAGAGATTGCCGTTTATGCTATAGGCTGATTGCTGATAAACTTAATCTAGAGGTTTAGTAATGGCTGCAAGAAGAGACATAAATATTTATAAAGGTGACACTTATACACACTCTGTTACGCTTCAGGATTCTAATACTTCTGCAATAGATGTATCCACAAGGACGTATGTTGCTCAAGTAAAGAACTCTGCTGCTTCGACAGAAGTGATTGCTTCTTTTGATATTGATACATCAGACGCTGAAAATGGCGTTGTTGTGTTAACTCTCTCAAGCACTCAAACTAGAGGTCTAAAAACAGGAAACTATTACTATGACTTAGAAGAGACAGCAGATAGCGTTATTACAACTTTAATGTTTGGTGACGCTATCGTATCGGGTGGATAAGGATGGCAGCAGAAGTAACGACAGTTACAGTTACAGTCGGTGAATCTACGATTTTAACAGTCGGCGCTACAGATGTTACCGTTTTAACTTATTCAAACGAACAAGCGACTGTTATTCAGTCAGCGAGTGCTACTGCAAACCTTCCGGTTTATGTAAATCTTAGTGATGCCATTCCTGCTCAATTATCAAATACAGGATCTGCTGGAACAAGCTTGCTTGCTGCTAGAGCAGATCATTCGCATCCACTTACCGGTGCGACATTTAATGGAGGTAATTTCTAATGAGTAATGTACTCAGAATTAAAAGAAGGGCGACAGGTGCTTCCGGTGCTCCTACTACCCTTAAGAATGCTGAACTAGCATTCAACGAAGTAGACAATATTCTCTACTATGGCACCGGTACTGATCTTAATGGGGATGCAAATACTGTAATTTCTATTGGTGGTTCTGGAGCATTTGCTACTCTTTCTGGAACTCAAACTATTTCTGGCGACAAAACATTTAGTGGCTCTGTTGATCTCGGCGGGTCGGCAACTGCTACTACCGCTAGTCAGGGCAACAACTCTACTTCGGTTGCCACCACTGCTTACGTAGATACCGCTGTCGGTGCTGTATCAACTACTTTTGATATTGCTGCCGATTCCGGTACTGCTGAAACTGTAACTACTGGAAGTGATACGATCACTTTCTCTGGCGGTACCGGCATCAGTACTGCTGTTGGTGCAACTGACACTATTACTATTACTAATGATGGCGTTGTTTCTCTAACCGGAACTTCTAACGAAGTAGAGGTCAGCGCATCGACTGGTTCTGTGACTATCGGTCTCCCTTCAGATGTAACAATTGGTAACGACCTAACAGTAACTGGTAACTTAACAGTCAATGGTACGACTACAACTGTGAATTCAACAACTCTTAGTGTTGACGACAAGAATCTTGAATTGGGGTCAACCGCTTCTCCGTCAGACTCTACTGCTGATGGTGGCGGTATTACTCTAAAGGGTACGACTGACAAGACCTTTAACTGGGTTGATGCCACCGATTCATGGACTGCCTCGGAGCATCTTGATCTTGCTTCAGGTAAAGCCTACTATATCGCTGGCACTAGTGTTCTTAACGCCACAACTCTAGGTGCGGCAGTTGTAAACTCAAGCCTAACTTCGGTCGGAACAATTGGTACCGGTGTTTGGCAAGGTACTGCTGTTGCTGTTGCTTATGGTGGTACTGGAGCAACTGATGCTTCCGGGGCAAGAACCAACCTAGGTCTAGGCACAATGGCAACTCAATCAGCCAGCAGTGTAAATATCACGGGCGGCAGCATTGACGGTGTAACTTTTGATGGAGGAACCTTCTGAGGTAACTGAATGGCTAACACTATTAAGATAAAAAGATCCGGCACACAGTTTGATACTCCTTCAGCTTTAGAGTACGGCGAACTTGCTATAAACTACTACGACGGATTTTTGTTTTACAAAGATACTAATGGTGACATTCAATACTTTATTGCTGATACCGGATCTTTTGCGAGCAGCAGTTCATCAGCCTCTAGTTCAGACAACGAAATCCTTCAGTGGATGGGGATTTAGTTTATACAAAATAAACATTTTTGTGGTATCCTTGGTTTACTATGGAAGATCTTAACCTTTCGTTTCCTATTGAGATGATCAAGAGGGAACAGCGTATCGTCGTAGGTATTGCTACGGCTGACAATGTTGATAAGGCCGGTGATCTGATTGAGTTCGGTGCTTCTATGGAAGCGTTTAAGAACTGGACTGGAAATATTCGTGAGATGCACGCACCTATTGCCGTAGGTAAAGCTATCAAGTATGAGCCGGTTAAGATCAAAGGCACTGATGGTGAACAATACAACGCTATCAAAGTAGAAGCATATATTTCTAAGGGTGCTCAAGATACTTGGGAGAAAGTTCTTGACGGCACCCTTCGTTCTTTTTCTGTGGGCGGTAAGATTCTTGAGAAGTCTATTGATACCGAGAAAATGTTTAGAGGCCGTCCTGTTTCTGTAATCAAGAAGTATGAACTTGGTGAGTTGAGTCTTGTTGACAACCCTGGCAATGCCGAGGCGATTATTGATATTGTAAAGAGAGACTCAGCCACAGATGAACTTGATTACATTCTTAAGATTGACTGTGCTGATATTAATCTGACTATTCCTAAGTCGGTGCAGAGAATGGCCCAAGTCGGGCTTGATCAAAGAAAAGAGCATGGTCGTGGTGGTACGAGTGTCGGCATGGGTTCCGCACGCAGGCTGGCTAGAGGAGGATCTGTATCACCAGAATTCGTTAGAAAGGTTGCTCGTTATTTCCCGAGACACGCCGTTGACCTTAGGGCTAATGGTGCTGATCCGGGCGATAAGGGCTATCCTTCTAATGGCAGGATCGCTTGGAACCTGTGGGGTGGAACTCCTGGTTGGGTCTGGGCAAGATCAAAGGTCCGTCAACTAGACAACTGTACTAGAAAATTTGACGAGACTGACTTTGAAAAAGAAATTGCATGTTCATGCGGTTGCGGGACTTGCAATGATGATATGATTAAGGAGTTCACCGATATGGAAAAACTATTGGAACAAGTTCTTAATGAAGAGGGTCAAACCTTGGAAGACGTAGAAGAGATTTTGCAGATTGATGAAAATTATGCTAAGGTATCTCAGATGGATACGTCTGCCGATGTTAAGCTTTCTTTGTTAAAGAGATTCGTCAGCTGGTTAACAGTTGAGGATGAGGCAGTCGTAGAAAAGTCTGTCGATATTGAAGCAGCTTCAACTGAATCTGAGGTTGAAGCGGATAAAGATCAAATGGAGGATCAAATGGATATTGAAATTCTAAAGGATGCTCTTAACTCTGTATTCGATCAGAAGATGACCGAGTTCGCCGCTTCTCTAAAGGAAGAGGTTGAGGCTTCGGTTGATTCGAAGATTGATGAAGTGACTAAGAGCGCAGATGCCCAGCGTGAGGAACTTGAGCAGAAGCTTGCTGCTGCCGAGGCCGGTCTCGCTGAGCAGACTGAGAAGGTAGAGGCTTTTGCCGCCGCCGGTGCAGTCAAGAAAAGCGTCGATCCAGACGACGATGAGGATGGCGAGGACGAACTTGTTAAGTCGGCCCCGAGATCCTTCTGGAGCAACATTTATCTGCCACAAGAGCTAGTCAAGGCTCTAGGCTATGAGTCGTGATTAGGAGGAATATATAACATGGCAACTCAAGAAGAAATTCTATCGAAGGCTAACGAAGTAACCACCTCCGTTGTTGGTGGTGCTTCTGGCGGTCTTCTTAACGCTGAGCAGGCTAATCGTTTCCTAGATTTTGTGGTCGATCAGTCCGTTCTAATGCAAAACAGCCGAGTTGTTCGTATGCGTGCGTCAAGCATGGATATTGACAAGCTTTCGGTTGGTACTCGCCTCATGCAAAAGGCTACTGAGGCAACTGACGACGGCTCTAACGCCGCCGTAACCTTCTCGAAGGTTTCACTCTCCAGCGTCAAGCTCCGTCTTGACTGGGAGATTTCAACTGAGTCCCTTGAGGACAATATTGAGGGTGCCTCGCTTGAGGATCATATCGCTCAGGTCATGGCTCGCCAGACCGCTAACGATCTTGATGATCTTCTCATCAACGGCAACACCTCATCGTCCAACGGGCTTCTCAAGGCTCTTGACGGTTTCGTCAAGCTTGCTCTCGCTTCAGGTACTACTGTTGACGAGGCTGGTGACAATGTTTCGCGTTCGGTCTTTGATCGCGTTCTTCGTAACCTTCCCAACAAGTACCTACAGCGTCGTAACGAACTAAGGTTCTTCACCGGCCCCGGTGTTGTTCAGGATGCCATCTACTCGCTTGGCAACCCGAACTCCGCCACTGAGGCTAGCGCTGGTGCTCCAAGCCCCGGCTCAACCACTGGCGATCTTGCCTTCCTTCAGGGGGCAATGCGTGCCAATGGTGGTGCTGGTGCCACTGGTCTCTCGCCGTTCGGTATCCCACTTGTTGAGGTTCCGCTCATGCCAGAGACTGTCTCCGGTGACTACTCAGGTGCCGCTGGTTCGCACGGTTACGTGGAACTCACCTTCCCGAACAACCGTGTTGTCGGTCTACACCGTGACATCACTGTGTACCGTCAGTTCCAGCCGAAGACTGATACCATCGAGTACACGCAGTACATGCGCCTTGCTTGCAACATTGAGAACGCTGACTCCTACGTCATCGCTAAGAATGTCAAGCTTCGTAGCGCCTGATCTTAGGGCTGTTGTAGTTACATTCCTAATATCCTGGCCGAATTTCAAACGTCGGTCAAACAAAAGAGTCGGGGAGAAATCCCCGGCTCTTCTGTTGTTATAACTAAACTTATGATAATATTTAGTAGTATGAATGAGAATGTAGTGACATCAGATGCTGTCGCCCC